GTTGTAAACCATTTAAGAAAGTGTAGTTTCTATTTTTGTACGCAAATGATCAACGTCTTTTTTGAAAAGTATATCGCAATTCCAAGGAAAGTACCCGTTCATAAAATCGCCTCCATAAATGAAAACGCTAAATCCATAAGTTTCTGTATATATTTCAATATAATTACCTGCTTTATTAGTGAAGCTTATTTTAATTCCTAAGCGTTTATTATTTACTACATCTTGTCCTTTAGAGGTAAAACCATTTGCTAGTATCGATTTGTAAATGTCTTGTATCATATTTATTAATTTTGTGTTTAAAAACGGTGTACAACAATATATAAAAATAATAGCGTTTCCGTGCTTAATCGGTGGTTTATACTTATTTATTTAGTCTGTTTAGTACTCGAAATTCTGTTTGTTTTTATCGCTACTATTCTTATATTTAACGTTGTAGATAATAAATTTACCTGCGTTTTCGCTTTTTACGTTTCTTTCGGTTTTTTATGCAAGTCTGCTCGTGCTTCTTGTAGTTTGGAATAGGTTCTTTCGGGTCAATCCAAGGTTCTTTAAATTCAGGAAGTCTTGTGATTAAAAATGGTTCAGGTTCTCTTAAATCGGTAAATTGACTATCTACAACATCATGTAAAACACATATATTATTAGTGTTTCCCGATCCTATTACTACTATTTTCTTTGAATCCATAATATACGTTTTTTACATACGGGCGTTGCAGGTAATAAGACTACTCACCGTAGTGTTTAACGCAGGCAAGAGCAACATCTATCAAAGCATCATTTGCCTCTTTTTCTGTATCAAATACAGGCTGTGTACTTAACATTAGTTTGTGAATGTCACCATCTCTTGTCATATAACAGAAAGAGGCAAACTTTCCGTTATCATTTTTAGCTGAGGTTACCATAATATTTTCAGGATAATTGCCTGCTAATTCCATTGCTGTTAATACTGTCATTTGTTTTATATTTAAGTTATTAGTTTCAATTCCGTAGGCTTACATACCCACAACAATGGCTAAAACTCAACCCTGCGGGTCGCTTCGCTTGAGTTTTAGCCAAACCGTTAGCTGTCATTAAAACCGCTTCGATTTACGAATTTCTTTAATTAATTTTTTCACTTCTCTATAATGTTGTTCACACATTGGTACGGCATCTGCTTCGTGGTTATCAATCATTTCTTCGAGCAGGCGTAATGAACGAACAAGCAACGAACCGCTAACATCGGCTATAAAATCATTGCCGTTCTGTGCTTTATCCGAGGTTTCGTTCTCTTTATTCATTTTGTGTTTAATTTAAAAGTTAGTGCGTTTTAACGGCAACGCTTCATAGCCGTAGCCGTTAGGGTGCATTTAGAGAAAGATCGTCACAACCCAACCCGATAATAAAGTAAATCCAGCCATTAAAACTACAAATACCATATTAGTTGCAAATGTTTCCCAAAACTTATCTTTATCAGATTCTTTATCTATTTTTGCTTTAATAAAATTGATTAAGAATATTATTCCAATTGCTTCGACAACCCTTAAAGGCTGCATTTGAAATATTGGTACAATAAACCATAACCATAGTTTTGAAAAAACAAAACCGTTAATAATTGGGCTAATAATCATAGCCAACAATACTGTCATAAATTTTCCGAAATTTTCCATTTTAATTGATTTTAGATGAATAAATAATAAACGACACCCTAACAATGTATATAGCAAATTGGGGGTGTCGTTCCAGTTTGCAATATTTGTGCTGTTAATTTACTTTATGTAGCTCGATAGGGTAGCGCATTTTAATCCCCAACTTGCCATATACTTAACGTTTATAAGCAACCTAAAACGACATCGTAGCTAGCCATAAAAATATCATGCTTACATGGGTAATACTCTCCTTTAACTCCACGAATAATCCAGTCAGCGTGAGTAATTTTCATATCTCCTTCAAGTGTTCTAATTGCTAAGTGAGAAGTTCCGCTCATGTTTGATATATTCCTGTGTTCATTTGGGTCGTCCCAAACCTTTACGAGTACTTCATTTGGGTTATCGCCAAATGATTCGATAAACTCTTTAATGTTAGAGTAAATCGGTGCAGTATATTGAATTGCATCAATCACTACTGGTTTCTTTTTAAATTTTTACATTGTTTTTTTTTATTTTAAATTGTTATTAATTAAGTCCATGAAAAAGGCAGCTTATAACAGCACCTACCCAAAAGAGGGGTTTTAGTGGTTATATGGAGTTCTGTACTTCGGTTATTATTCATTTTTATATTCAAAATTTGTGCTTCGTAATCCCCTCCTTCGGGTAGCTGCATCACGTTAACTACAATCACTACTTTAGGAGTTCTAATAAATAGTTTGCGTGACAGGGAGAAGAAAGAGAACAAAAGCAAGCGAGGTTTTTACCCTTCAATTCGTTTAAATCTAATTTCTTTAATCCTATTTGTCCGTCAATCCAACAGCTATAACATTCAACGGCTTTTTCGGCAGCACCTTCTTTTTCTGTGTATAATATACCACAGTAATTGCCATCCTTATCTCTTACAACCCAATAACCAGCCTCAAATAAAACCTTGAAGGGATTTCCCCATTTAGTGCCTCTATTAACACATTTAGTATTTTCAGGTAGTTTAAATCCTTTTGTTCTCTTTCTTTGTACTCGTATCATAATTTCGTTTTTAATTACCCGTGCCAGTAGTTAACACGGTATATAATTTATAAGCCAATTAAGGCTTGTTTTTAATTTGTAAATTTTGTGCTATGGCTTACAAAACCATATACTCAACGTTGTAGGCAATAAGCCTACTAAGATTTATGATTAGGAAAGTATTGTTTTTGTTCTTTCTTAGATAGTTTTCTGCCACCTCCAGCCACTTTTCCAAATAGTGTTACGGTTGGTATATCGTAATCCTTTAAATAGTGATATCCCGCCATTGGTATATTAGTGCTTATGGTAGAAAATACATCTCCGTAATTTTCGCATAATACAGCAACCTCTTTTAATACATTATTTTCAAATGTTAAATGTGTCTCTAAAATATTGTAATTCATTTTCGTTGTTTTTAATTATTACTCTGGATGTATTTTGGCACACCATGCTCTCTGTGAGTTTCGCTGGCTGTGCTCATCACATATATCCGGCCCAAATCAATCATTTTTTTGAGGAGCTTGCCATCTGTTGTTTTTGTGAGAATCAGCAGCTTGCTCTCATCACCCTCAAAAATCATGTAGGGCTTTTGATAATAAACATCACAATGGGGATCAGATTTTTTGAGCCCGTTTGAGAAATCACCCAAATGGGCTTTTCTCCAATAGATTTCTGTTTTTATCAGATCAGGATAAATCATGATTTTTTCAGTTTTTAAAAGTTTGGAGCAAAAAAGTGAATCCAACAAACCTACAAACCAACAGCATCCAACAGAAAACGGCACTAATCCAACAGAATCCAACAGAATCCAACAGTGATTTGATAGTTATATTATTGATTTTTAAAAACTTAAGATATTTGTAGGTCTGTAGGTTTCGTTTTTTCATTTTCACTAGCTTTTATGATATTTTTTAAAAATCATCCATTAAATGGAATCTCATTATTTTCCCCACTTCCTCCACCCTGCAAGCGATTCCCCAAATCATTAAGGGCTTTCTGAGGCTCAAATCTCCCATCACCCTCTGGATTTCCTGAATTTTTGTAATTAGTGGATGCTGTTGGTTTCCCCATGTTTATCAGGTCAATCCCCAGCTTTTTGTTGGATAGCACCATGGCAGATGTGATTTTTCGGGCAGAATTTGGCCGAGTGAATGCTGTGGATTTATAAATCCCCACATAGGCTGGGCTGTTTTCAAGGTATTTTAAAAGGCTCTGCTTGTTCATTCCATTCCTTCCATACTGCTGGCGATATGAGCGCAAATATTCAGCATGGATTTCATTTAATCGAATGAAAAGCATCTCCTCATGGCCACAAGGGAATTTCTGTTCAATGCCTTTCCTTTTTACTTTTATAGATGGCCCCACCACAAATTCATTTTTAAAATGCCACCCCTCCTCCAGCTGGCCATTGTCTGCCAGATATAGCACAATATTCCAAAACTCTCCCAGAGCATCAGAATTCTGTATGAGAGCAGAGATTTCCCCCACTTGAGAGGCACACCATTCCCGGATATATTTCTCATCCCATGGCAGCTTAAATCTCTGACTGATAAAAATCCCACATGCTGCCACAGCAGCATAATTCCTGAGCACCCTATCTATATAATATATTTTTTCTTTATCTAGCTGGAGCCCAATCTCACTCATCACTTTTCCAAAAAGAGCACTGTATCCTTTAGAAAATTGATCTCTGAGCTTTAAAATTTCAACTATCATCCCTGTGAGCTCATGCTCTGCTCCATTAATATCATTTTTTAGCATCTGATAGGCTGCTTTTTGAGCCTCAGAGAATTCTGAGGAGCTTTCAAATTCCAACAGCAAACATCTGGAAAGGGCAGAATTATCATCCCGAGTGCTCAAATATTGCCCTGTGAGCACAATAGCTGAATTATACTGCTGAGTTTCTGTTTTTTTCTTACTTCCTCCCTTCCCTCTCTGCCTGCCTGCTCCATCATAGGCTGCCTTGATAGCTTGGAACCTCTCCTCTCTCATTAAAGCATCATCAAACTCATCCAAATTCACCACACAGTTTTTATACTGATCCAGATATTTTGAAAAAGCAAAATCTGTGGCTTGATGAACATTCAAAGGAGGTATGAGCCCATTGTGAGGAGCAAAAAAAACAGATACCAGAGATCTGGCAAATTCAGATTTTCCAGATCCTTTTGGGCCAAAGCAGCTCATCATTGGAGTTTTGCCCACAGCTTTATTCACCAAATCTTTAAACAGGCCCACCAAACAGAATGCAGCTCCAGCCATAGCTTTCCCCGGATAGCACTCCTCTAATAGTTCACACCATTTCTCAAAATTAATTTTTGGTTCTACATATTTAAGGTACCTATCATTTGAATAGTGATCATCTGTGCCAGATGCCTCCAGATAGATTTTGCTTATGGCTGGGGAGAAATATCTTTTATCCTCCAGATCCACAATCCCCATCTCTGAAAACGGAACCAGCGTTCCATTGTGCCATGCCATATTGAACCAAGAGAAAAATCCATTTTGCTGCCATCCCAAGCTCTCCAGCTCCATGCATGATGGGAAATTCCCTGATATTTTACTCAATATCCTCATGAGCTCTGATCCATTCCCTGCAAAAAGAAAGTTTCCCTGATCATAACAAACCTTTTTAAAAGCCTCCAGAGAAACCAGAGCAGAACTCTCAATATCAATCACCTGCTGATTGAATCCATTATCAATCTCAATCAATCTTTTGTTATTATCAATATTCATGATGTGAAAAAATGGCTTTACAATAAAATTGCTCACATTCACTCCATCTTTCCCATTCTGCTTTTGAAAATAGTATCCTGTTTTTTCCTTCTCAATCAGCTCATAAAATCCCCACTTGATAAACTCCCCCTCATCCACCCCCACTGGCAGAGCTCTTTGATCCTGTTTCAAAACCTGATGGCCAGCCTTTCCTTTTTCAATCCTTGAAAGTTCTTTTTGAAATATAGACGCACTCACTTTGAGCTTCTTTGCAATCTGCTTGGAGTATCTATCTCTCACAATATCACTGGGCAATAAAAGCAAAATCTCACAGATACTTTCTGCTGCATTTGCCAGCTCCATTGGATTATCCCCAGCAGCTGCCCAATATTCAGCAGCTGCCCACAAAACAGCATCTTGAGAGCAGGCATTTAACTCAATGGAACCACCCCCAGAGAGGATTTTATCTGCATCTTTTCCTCCCTCGGGGATTGATACCTGAATTTTTGAAAATCCGGCCTCAATACAGGTGGGAATATCTTTTAAAATGGATTTTCTCCCTGGCCCATCATCATCTTTCATGATATAGATGGCATCCGTATATCTCCGGGCCAGTTTAGCCTGCTCTATTGTGAAGGAAGTGCCGGAAGGGGCCACAGCTTGAGGATGCCCATGCTGATGGCATGAAATCACATCATGATAGCCCTCCACCAATATAAAAAATGGGATCTGTTTCTGAGCATTCAAAACTTGATGCAAACCAAACAGCACCCGGCTTTTATTATAAACAATACTTTCATGGGAGTTGAAATATTTCACATCCCCATCCTCCAGAGCTCTCCCTCCAAATCCCACAATATTATCCCGCTCATCATAAATGGGATAAATTGTTCTATTTCTGAAAAAATCAAAATTCTTTGAATTCTTTGTGCTGCAAAGCCCCAGCTCTTTAGCCAGCAGATAATCCTCTGGATGATCATTTATCAATTTATCAGTGATGAATCTCCATCCATCTGGAGCAAATCCAATCAGAAACTGATCAGCAGTTTCCTGATCCACCCCTCTTTTATCTCTGATATATCCAGCCCCTGCATGATCAGCCATCTCCCAATTCTCAGCAATTTCCTTGTGATAGGTGTGAGCAATCCTGTTGATGAGCTTGAGCATGGCCTGCTTTTTATCCTTTTTCCCCTTTTGCTCCTCCACATCCACATCCTCCAGCTCAATTGAGATATTGTATTTATCAGCCAGCCAAGTGATGGCCGTTGGATAATCCATTTTTTCATGCTCCATCAGAAAAGTGATGGCATTTCCCTTTTTATCACATCCAAAGCATTTAAAAATCCCTTTTTTCTCTAAAACTGAAAAGCTCGGAGTTTTCTCCCCGTGGAAAGGGCAGCAAGCTTTATTTTTTTTGAGTGATATAAAATGGCCCACCACCTCAGAAATGGAAATTCTGGATTTTACCTCACTGATTGTTTTTTCTGAAATCATTTTTTCCTCCCCCATGCTTTAACCATTGAAACCACTGCTCTCAAAAACCCCAAAACCCTCTCTTTAAATGATGGCCTCCTCCTCCTCACACTTTTTGCCTGTGGGGATTTTTTCTCATGAAAATCTTTACCTTTCCTTTTCTCCTCCACAGGCAGATTCATGATGGCCTGCACATAAGCATCCACAGCTCCCCATCCATGAGATTTCAAAAGCCTCATCATTTCTTTTTCGTGATCTATATAATCAGAAACCATGGCCATATAATATTTACTTGATATGATGGCCACCTCTTTTCCCTTCACTTTTATGCTTTTCATCCCCCTATTCAGAAGTGCCTCCCCCAGCATTGACCTCCGGCACAGAATAGCCTTTCCCTTTTGATCTGTTTTTAAAACTAAAGGCAAGTTTTTTGAATAGGCTCTAATTTTCCCCCGCTTACTCATGGCCCACCTCCAATCCTTTGCTTTTCTTATCAAGGATCTCATCAATTTCTGAAACAATTAATTTGATTGAATCATAAAGAGAAAAATCCCTTTGGATTACTTTTCTGCTGTGAATAACAGTGGCATGATCTTTCCCTCCATAGAATCTCCCAATGTCCTGAAATGGCTGAATGGTGTACCTACAGCAGAAAAACATGGCCATCTGTCTGGGGAATAGAATTTTTCTATCTCTACTCTTGATTTTCACCTCCTCGGAGGTGATTCCAAAATAATTGCACACCACCTCATTGATTCCCTCAATTTCCAGCTTGTAGGGAGTGTTTTTTCCTCTAGTGCCTGTTTTGATGGCCAGCATTGCAATCATATCAATGCTGTTTGTATCTATCTTACTATTACTAAATTCTATTATCATCTTTTCATAGGATTTGTGGTGATTGGGCCAAGCTTTGCATCTGAAAACTGGATCAGTTTATTCCACCAATTCACTGGCTCTCCATTCTCAAAATCTTTTTCCCACTGGATGTTTTCAAAAAAAACCAGCTCTTTTTTCATAGTATCAGCCATCCTCACTACTTCCATGGCTCTTTTGCATTTCATAAAGCCCGGCATGGTAACTATCAAATTGGCCTGCAAAATTATGTAGGTGATTTGAGCCATGGTACTTGCATCATCATTGTGAGTGGCAAAAAAATGATTCCCAACAAAAGCTTTTGGAGGATCTTTTATCAGTTTCCACCTCCCCACAAGAGCAGTGAATTCCCTTTCTGATTTTGCTGCTTGATATTGGCTGCTAATAGGCCCAACAATGAATATCATCTCATTTTTTCTCATGATTTTATTGATTTTAATTTCTTGGATCACCCAAAAAATTCGGTTAATTCTGAAAGTATTTTTTCCCGTGATGATGAGCCTGCTCCGGGAATGAGGGCATGGATTTCTGTTTTGTGATTGCTATAGAAAGCCCTCACTCCTTTATCTGATGCTTTTGGGTAGAATTCCACCCACTTTTTCACCACATTAAGCGGGTGAATAATCAGGGAATATGGCACCCGACTTTTCTCTGTTCGGATGAGAAATTCCCTCACCCTCACTACTTTTTTCAGCAGCATCATTCCTTTGCTCATGCCAAGTGAGTTTTTGATACTGAAATTTCTCCTCTGGCACTCTTTTCAATCTCTCCCCTCCTTTTGTCTTCTCTTTCTGCTAGTATGAGCAGCACCCTCATGATTTTCTCATTTGACCTTTGCCCGTTTTTCACCATAGAGATCATGGATGGATGAAACTCATGATTGAGCATTTCACTGGCCTGCTCTCTGTAGTGGCTTGGCAGCCTCTCAGATAGTGTTTTGAGAGATCTCAGAGATAATTTTTTCTTTTTCGGCATTCTTTTTGTGATATATTATTTTGACGGTCACTAAACAATAACTGAATAGTTACCAAACTATCACAAAAGTACATTTTTAATTGAATTATGAACCTTTTACAGTACTTAAATAAATATTAACCGTAAATAAATACAGAATTATCTGATCATAAACGCTGATTTTTAAGGCTATGGAAACAAAAACCCTCAAAACCCTCAAAACCTATGTGATCCGAGCCATAAAAAAAGAGCAGATGGCTCAAAATCCATTTGATTCCTATAAGGTGAAAGGGCAAAAAGTGGAGATGGTGTATCTCACCAGAAGAGAAGTGGCCCGGCTGGAGGAGCTTTATGATACCCTCACAGATTTATCATTGAAAAGAACCCTCCAGAGCTTTTTATTTTGCTGCTTTTGTGGAGGAATAAGAGTGGGAGATCTCCCTTTTTTAAACCAGCACAATAAATCATTGAGTGAGATTCACTATGTGCCCAATAAAACAAGAGAATCCTCCTCCAAAGTGATCAGAATCCCCATCAATAAAAAAGCCAGAAAACACATCAATCCAGCCGGGAAAATTGTGCCCACCTACTGCTCACAAGTGATGAATAGGCATTTAAAAACATTGGCTCAATTGGCTGAAATTGAAAAGCCAATCACTTTCCATGTTTCCCGCCATACTTTTGCCACCTTATTTCTCCAGATGGGGGGGAAAGTAGAAGTACTAAAAGAGCTCATGGGTCATTCAGCCATCAAATCTACGATGCAATATGTGCATGTCACAGATCAGAGCAAGCATTCCCAGATGGATGCCATGGACAATCTCTAAGTCGCTATCCCAGCCAGCTTTTCCACCTTTTCCTTTCTGGCTTGTTCATCCTCCAGATCTCTCAATGGCAGATTCACTTTGAATTCTCTTTGCCATTTGTTCATGATAGCATTCTGCTGTTTTATCAGAGCAATGAGCTCAGATGATCCAGCTCCCGGATCTGCTCCCCCAAAAACTCCACCTTTTTCCATCCTCAGATTCTCAGAGGCCCCTTTGTAGTTAATGCCCGGCACTTGTCCAGATTCATTGATGCTCCTTAAAGTAGGCAAAGTGGATGCATTCACAGAATTTTTACGGATGATCATTTCTCCCCCTTCCATCTCTGCTCTCACTTGGCCTGTGGATGGATCGATCACTGGCATGCCTCCGCTGGAATGAGAGGGGCCATTTAGCACATCAAACATTCCTCCAGCTGCATATTTCTGGGAGGCTATCATGGCCACTTGCCCCGCTGTGGATGCCACAATTGCAGGGATGGCAAGCGGGGCCAAAACCCCTGTTTGTGCAGTTGTTTTAGTGATTGCCAAAGCACCATTTATCAATGCCTGAGCTATATCAATGCCTTTCTTTTTATTAAAAGCTGCTTTTTGAATTTTTTCTTTTTCCTTTTCATATTCAGCCTCACTGATGATTCCAGCATCCTTTTTCTTTTGCAATCCATCCAGCTCCCTTTGCTCATTCCTATCAGCCCCTTGGCTCAATAAAGTGAACCCTGTATCCAGAGCCTCAGAAAGCATTTCTCTTTTTGCCTCTGCCAGAGCTCTTTGGGATTCCTCCTCTTTTTTTACTTCCTCCTCCAAATAAACCCCATGAGCCTCTGCCCTGCGGGCATATCCCTCCAGCATCAATTGATCTTTGACGGCCTCCAGCTCCACAGCACTATCAATCTCCAAAAGATTCTGTGCCTCCAGCCGTTCCATTGTCTGCATCATCACCCTATCAGCTGCCCCGGAGGATTCTGGTTTGCTCTGTTTTTTATTGGAAAGCTCCCCAGATATTTCATTGATTTGCTTTCTCAGGGATTCTTTGAGCTCTGGAGAGATAAATTGATTTTTGAGCAGCTCATTTGATTTTTTGAGCTCCTTTTTCAGCTCTTGAGTACTCATTTGAGAGAATGATTTTGCAGCATTCCCCCCAGCCGCTGCTGCTGATTCTGTGATTTTAGGATCTTCAAAGAAATGGGCAAATGGCTCTACCACGTCATCCATGAGCTGTGCCACACTATCACCATAAGCACCCAAAGCTTCTTTAAAAGCCTCTGTGCCATTGTCCATTTTGAAATCAGAAAGAAAATCAAAAGCAGCTTTTCCCCCTTCGATTAACGCCCTGAAACCTGAAATCACAATTTCAATCTGAGTGATGAAAAGTTTCAAGGGGAGCATCAAAAGTTTCACTGCTGTTGTTACAAAATCCAGCACGTTCACCGTTGATTCACCCTCATCACTCATGAGCCCCATGGATTCCCCGAGCTCAGAAAACGCATCCTGCAGGCTTGAAAAATTATCTTGAATATCTTTTGTGGCCTCCTGAAAACCAACCACTATCATGGATATCACATTCACAATGGCCATCAATCCTCCCTCTCCCTCAGAAAATTGCAGAATAAGGCCATCCCATGCGGAGCCCAATATTTTGAGCCTGCCATCTAAAGTGTTCAATTGAGTATCAGCCATTTTCTCTGCTGCTCCTCCAGCATCACCAAGGGCCACAGCGAGCTCTCCCACTTTCTCACTCTGCTCTGCTAGTACAAGCAAGGCAGCCTGCCCCCTTTCTCCCACCAGATCATTGGCAATGGCCAATCTCTCAGCTGGAGAGGTGGCCTCGTCCAGCGCTTTTTTCACATTCCCCAGGGATTCAGCCAATGGCTTTCCATCTTTTGAGAGCTCGTTGAATATTTTTTTCAATGATGTGCCAGCCATTGAGCCATGAATACCACTATCAGCAAGTTTTCCCAGCATGGCAGCAGTATCCTCAATGGAAACCCCAGCAGCCCGAGCCAGTGGAGCAGCAGCTTTCATTGACTCTTTCCACTTTTCCATATCAAGGCCAGAGGATGAAAAGCTTTTTGCCATCACATCCACCACCCGCTGCATATCTGTGGCCTCAAGGCCAAAAGCCCTGAGTGATGATCCGGCCACTGTTGCCGCCTCTCCCAGCTCTGTATTGGTAGCAGCTGCCAGAGATAAAGTGGCCTCTGTTACGTTCAAAATTTCTTGCTCACTGAATCCCAGCTTTGCATATTCTGTTTGCAAATTACTCACCTCCGCAGCAGTAAAGGAGGTGATGGCTCCCAATCTTTTGGAATCAGCCTCCAGAGCCACAATCTCCTCCCGGGTTTTCCCGAGCACTGAGGCCAGATTGGCCTGAGCTTGCCCAAATTCTTTGATGGTATTAAATGCCCCCCTCAAAACATTAACCAGAGTGGAGATGGCAAGCAGTGGCCCCAGCTGAGCTTTCATAAAATTGCCAAAGCCTCCCCATGCTTTTCTCATTCCCCCCACTTGCTTTCTGTGCTGATCCAGCACACCCTTTATTTTGCGGAGCTCCTTCACTTTTCGATTGTAATCATCAGATCCTCTCTCTGCTTTTTTTACTGAATTTCTCAGAGAGTGAAATTCCTTTTCAATGGCCTTGATATTATCGGCCACCTCTTTGCCATTTATTTTAATGGTGACTTTTCTATTCTCTGTTGCGGCCATTTATTTGAGTTTCATTGATTGCGTTGTTAAATCAGCAGATATTTTCTGCAAATCATCCCCCAGCTGGGGCACTGTTTTAGAAAGGCCATTACCAATCCAATTGCTCCCTTTTATTCCTTTTGAATAATATGAAACACTCCCCCTCTCAATGGCCCCGCTCTCCACACCATGATGCAGGATGTATCCATACCTTTTCACATCTGTAGAAATTCCCCATGGCTCATCACCATCTTTTCTCACTTTGGTTTTCATGCCCCGGATGAGCTTACCTGATTTTTTGTGACCATTGGATGATGCCGCAGCTTTTAATGCTGCGTTGATTCTGGGGGCATGTTTTTCTGCCACTCTGGAAAGCTCTTGATCAATATTCATGATGAGATGAATTTATGCTCCGCTATTACAAAGCCTTGAAAGCACATAAATGATATCCAGAGTTGAAACTTTATAATCCCCATTAAAATCCCCCCGAGCTGATGATGGTACAATGAATTGATAGGGCTCAAAATAAAAAGTAGTATCTGGTGTGGAATACCACCGATATTCCCCCAATGCCCCTGCTTTACAAAATGGATATGGGGCCTGATTAAGTACGGCATACCCTTCCCCTGTGCGCCTGTATTCTGCTCCCTTCTCAAAAGTTCTCATTTCAAGTGCATGATGGCCGTTGCATTCTGGGATATATCCCTCACAATCCGGCCCCACATAAACCTGAAACTGTAAATCCTCCCCTGTGCCAGCAAATGAGCCATCCACCCACCACTGAACAGAATCAAAATCTAAATCCTGATTTCCTCCCCAGAGCATAGAGCCATCATCATTCCTTGTATAATTTTGCTCCCTCCACTTTGTTTGAGAGCAAAAATTCCCCTCTTGAAAGTAGGGAGCACAAGCAGGGATGATATCCTCATAATGAGTGCCGAAATAAGGTAGAATATCAAAGAGTAAATCTTGAAAATTCAAGCACTCAGACCCCCCTGTTTTCATTTCCGCCACTGATAAGCAGCTATCAATCAGCCCAATGCTCAGCTCAATTTTTAAATTGTGCTTTGTGGCATAATCTGTGATAAATAGATGGTATTGCTCAGCAGTCTCTGGCAGAGGAGTGCTAAATGGCTCACAGCTCAAAAAGCTGATGGAAATCATGATTGCAAAAAGAAACTTTTTCATAGGAGGCTCGTTTGATTAAACCAAACCTACTGAAATTCAATCCATTTTTATGGACAGCAGCCAGTTATGGAAACTAGAAACTAAAATTTAATTATATGAATGCTCAAATTGAAAGGATTAATGCAATGGCAAATAATGGGGAAGTAACAAGAGAGCTGCTCTCTTTAATTCTTGATTTTCATCAGCTCCATGCTTATGATACACTGCTAGAATTCTTGCAGCAAAGAATTCTGGGGATAATCACCTCAAAAGATGTATTAACTTTTGAATCCCTTTCTGAAAACCCCCAGAGATTTGATCTCCATGATCTGCTCTCTGTGATAAATAAACTTTGCAGCACCAAATAAAAAAAGCCCTAGTGATCATCACTAGGGGCTTTTTTTTGTTTTAGTATTTTGTTATTGGGATTTGAGCCATTATTATCCCCACCCATTTTTTCCACTATACTCTGTTTTAAAGCCCTTCATCTGCTGGATAACTTGCTCTCCAATCCCTCCCGGATCCCCGTAAAACACAAACCCCATTCCTCCCGGTAGTTTCCCGGTTTTTACCACATCATTTGCAGGGGAAACTACCCTAATTTTACTCTCCAGCCCCTTTCTCACAGGGCATGATATTCTATGGGGCCACCCTGCCCATCTAAATCTCCCTTGATACATATAAACTCTCCCTAGTTCTGCCATCAGTTCACTGTTTTATCTGCTGGCCTAAGACATTAAATTTTGAGCCTGCAATTGTTTCTCGTTCTTTTTTCTGTTCATCAATAGACAAATTCAAAAACCAGTTTTCACTCCACCACCAATCTCCGCACCCTGTCGACCAGCTCCAGCCGTCTATATTCACATAATATGGCCCCGGCTCCAGCTCAATTGTAAAATGCCACTCCTGCCTTGTGGGATCATAGACGGGCATGCAGCAGTAATTTTCAGAGGTCGCAAAATAACATTGGGTACCCCACACAAAATCCATCTCTGAGCAGCTCCCCCCCTGATAAAATATCCATGGTGATACCCTCCAGCGGCCCATGATTCCCAATTGATGTACTATCCTCATCCACATAAGGCTCCTCGGGAGTTGTGCCCACATAAAACTCCACCATCCCTCCATGAATCACCTCAATAGTGTACCACAGATCATCATTGGGATAATGGCATGGATATGCCGGGAAAGTCCACCCCGGATCAAAAGGAATTTCAAAAGCAGAGGTGCAATCATAATTGCAAAATGATTCAGGTGATTGCTCCTCCACTGCAATTGCATCTGCACAAAAATCATTTGGGCACTGGCTAAAAGCAGAGAAACCCCATAAAAGTAAAATAATTAGAAACCCTCTCATATAAGTCCCCTGTTTTTTGCTTTTCTCAGAGCGTTTTTTTCATCCCTTGCAAAGATTTCAACCCCATCAAAATAGAAAGCTTTCACTCCCTGCCGCCCCCTGATGCTGGCAGCATTCTTTTCCTTTTGGATATAATTCAGCCCCTCCCTCCTGTTTTTTGGAGCAGGATGAAACCTCCTCTTTGTTCCCGGTTTTGTGGGCTCAACCTGGCTGGCCCCCATCATCCCAATCATCCCTGCAATAAGTAATAAAATTTTTTTCATTCCCATAGTTTCTTTGTTTTGCGGGCAATCACTTGCCCTGTATTATAGCAATAGTGAAATAAATTCTCTTGATGTTTCAGATCAGTATCATAAACCCCCTCCATGAATCCAGCTGGCTGGAAAAGCTCTATCAATTCAATGCCCATTTTTTTGCAATAGGCCCGGAGCTCAGACTGATCATTTTTACTGATTTCAAAATTCATGATAGCTATGGATCTCATCAGCATATCCAAAATATTTTTTGGCTCTGGCAATCCATCCAGCACAGAATCCAAAATCTCTGGTCTGCTGTAAACAGCCACCACTATATCCAGTCTTTTATAACAATAATCTTTGAGGCTTTTGATAGGTAAGTGATTTCGCAATCCCCCATCTGCTCCTGATTTGATTATTTCACTAAAAACAGGGATTGATGAGGAGGCTGAAATAAAATCATCCATGGGCATATCAGTATGGCCTGCTCTATTGATGGCCCCCAGCTCAATGGCTCCTGATTTAATATTCACTTTTTCTGCATATACTGAAACTCCAGTTCTCTTGATGGCTTGATAAACCGACATTCTGCCAGCCTCCACAAAAAAATCTGTGGCATAAATGGATTTAAAAAGCTCCTGTTTCAGCTTTGACATATCCCCCAGATAATTCCTGCCCCGGATGATATTCATGATAGCGTAAAATCTCAGCCCCCCCTTTTTTGTGAGGGGAGCTCGTTTCCAGAAATCTTTGGGCTGGATATTTTTGAAAGCCTCTGCTTTTTGACTCACCACCCCAGCAGCCACAAAGGGAGCAATAATGGCCCCGGCACTAACTCCGGCCACCATTTCAAATATCATCCCCTCCTCCTCTAGTGCTAGAGCATAACCAGCGTGGCCAGCTATTTTTGTACCTCCCCCAGAAAATAAAATTCCTATGTTTTTTTTGCTCATGGCTTGAAAATTTTAAATAAGTCTTGGCCCGTATAAGCGCAATCTATATGGCTCCAAGTGGTGGTGAATTCAGGATCTTCAATCCTAGTGATCCTGCCTGATTGGATGAGCTCCCCCTCCATTGTTTTTAATTCCTCCAGAACCTCAGAAGGGCTGTATTTACACACAAAATCAAAAGCTCTCCCAAACTTATGCTGGGATAAGCTGGAGCCAATACCAGAGGAAAATGGCCTGAGCCCAGAGAATGCTCTTGTGCCACCCGCAGCCCAATTATTTACTGTAAAAGGGCAGCCCATTTTTTTTCTCACTATCTGGAGCCCTTCAATGATTCTATTATCTAAAAACTTCAATGGCCTGATTGTGCCATCATAAAAATCTGGATGAATCAATTCATCCAGATAAAAGTTTTCTGTGATTTTAATCCTCTTTTCTTGTGGGATGAGCATTATTTTTTCTTTTTAAAAGTGATGAGAGCAGATCCAATCAAAGCCCCTGAAATGATGCTCATAAAAATCACCCCACCCAAAAAGGAAACCTCTTTATCTAGGAAAATAATAGTGATAAGAGAGCCCACCCAAACAAGGCAGATGAATAGGAAATGCGGGAAACTATTATTCATATCTCTAAAAATTTAAAAAAGATGATTGATGCCACTATGAGCAGCGATAAATTGATAATGAAATAAATGAATGCTGGGTTTGATTTTTTTCCGAAAACAAAAGAGAGGATGCTTTTAGCCATGCCATCCATACCGTTCTCTGAGAGGTGAAAAAAAGGTAAATCTTTTTGAAAAAATCTGATTTTGAGGCCATTCAGGGCCCATGCGAAAATACTATTTCTAGCTACTGCCATGAGCACTATTATGGGCCAAAATTTTAAATCTAAAACTAAAAGCAGGCTCCAAAGCATCCCCCACAATCCTGCAAAAAGAATGTGGTATTCTCTATCAAGCTCACCAGCATCCTGCCCCCCTTCTCTTTGATATACAATATGAAACCGCTGGATGATAAAGTGGATTTTAGACTCCACAACAGCAATTGAGAGGATCAATAAAAACAGAATGATATTTATCAGCATAGTGAGGATGGTTTTAATGAAAGCACCAAGGCCAAAGCCCTGATGCTTTATTGTTCGAGGCTCCGAGCTGTTTTGCAGGCTATCAAACCCACAATCCCCCCAGAGCCTTTCTAGGGTGTTTTTTTTTGCATCGGAGTGTTCGTGGCTCTATATCCACCACGAACCTCTCCGCTTAACCAAATCAAGTGATGATAAACCACTCCGATGCAGTGGGAATAGTCAAACCCACAGCACCCTTGTCAATAAGAAATTACTCTCATCTGCTCGTTTGCAGATTCATGTTGGCTGTAAATATATGATAATATAGAATTCTATAGTATTTAAATACGGAAAAACCGTGTCAAAAACCAGCTTTCACCTCTTTTTTAATTTTATTTTTGGTACTGTGGGCTGATTATAGCCTTGATGTGACAAGGGGATGAGAAAAGAAAGATATTTCCTCCCTCAGTTTTGATTGTTAGTAAAACAAGAAATGGGGATTGTAATACCAACAGAGCTGCTGTAAAAAACAGAATTCCCCATCAGATTGAGCCTCTCTCTGCTTTCAGGGTATTCCAACAAAGCCCCAGCATCTCTCTCACTAGCTTTATGCTTGCCCCACAGCTCTGGATGATCCAGCAAACCCTTTTTACTGTACTTGTTTTGAGTAAAAACAACATCTGACATATATGCAATGGCTGCCACACCGATCAAAGCAAAGCCATTGATCTCAAGGCCATGCTGATCCTGCATTCCCATCATCACAATACTGGCCCCCACAACTAAGGAAGCCCCCAGATACCTCTGATTTATCTCTTTCATGGGGTTATTATCTGGGAAATCAGAAAGCTTTTGAGATGCCGCAATCAGGCTGGAGAGGATAAAAATGGCTGTGATTAGTAGTTTCATCATTTAACAGTTTGAGCTGGGGAATATACCCAATAAATTCTGGTAAACTTCAAAAACCTCTCCAAAATTAAACAGCATGCTAATCCACATTAAATTTCCTCAAGTATAATGAGGCTATTGATTTCCCTTTTAGGCTGTCTTTGATGGAAATCTGCTCCACAATAAATTTCTGATTTTCAATAATGAGCACTTTATCAATCAGCTCCTCTGGATTCATCGGGCCAATATCAATTTTCCTTTTTATCCTCACACTATTGATCCTGAACTCATACCATGGCTTTAAAAGCAAATCAAAAACCCCAATATCCTCCTCATCTAAATTGAGGGAAAAACTCAAAATATCATCCCCTTCATAATTATAATTAAATGGAGAGGAAAGTGGGTAATCACCCACCTCCCCAGCCTCAAGGCCATGGAAAATTGATAAATAAACAGGCCATGTTTTTTTGCCCTGCTCAATCCATTCTGAGCTCCCAGACTCTGAGATGCTCGGCCCCAGAAAATCATCTGTGCCATCATTAATCTCAGCCACCTCTGGGAGTTTTGCCCCCAGACTGATCACCACCTCTTTCCCTGATCCAATACTCACCTTTTTTAAATCCAATCCAATCAATTTCCAATCAAACAGGAAAAAGCCAGTATAGTCTGCCACAGCTATCTGATTGGTGTTTTTCACTAGATAAGCAAAACCGGGCCTGGCCGTTGGTAGGTCTGAGAAAGCACCCACCTCCCCATCCAAAACAGCAGGGTATTCATCTACATCATTCCCCCATTTCAAAATGTATTTTTTACCCTCAAAAACCTCCTTTTCAAAATCTGCAGCCCAGAATTCCATCTTTTCTCCCTGCTCTGTGAGCTTGTTTTTGCTGAGAGAGATATCCACTATTTTTGTGATAGAGTTGTGTTTTATAGTGCATCCCAATACTTTTTTGCAAATCTTCAAAAACTCTCCCACAGAAATATCCGGCACACAATCCCCCAAATCAAACTGCCCCTGCCAATTATTGAGATAGTTACTCCCGTTATCAGCATTGAATACAAGAATTGTGGAACCCTCCAAAACATCAAAACCCGCCCCGGCCCAGTATATCTCAAAGCCAGAGGATTGAGTGGAATCAGCTGTGAAAGAGTTTGAAATTATCACCTCCTCCTGCCCCCCTGTTATCCCTGTGTTCTGCTGAGTTGATTGCCCAATGAATTGAGATGTTAAGGTGCCCCCCCCCGGAGCTGGGCTAATAATCAATTTCACATAAAAGATATAGTATGCCCCAGAAACTAAGGGATAGAAAGTGGATGCCGGCAAGGTTATGCCATCAGCTGTGGTATCCTTTATAATCTCATCAAATGAAATTGGGGTGAATATCGTTGTGGGGATTGCTGTGGTGGATGTTTTTGCAGCCTCTAAGGATTCAAAGCCGTTGATTTTATCAATAGCATGCAGGCCAATCAAATGGATTTTCATGAACCTTGAATCATTCATCACATCCCCTGAGATGCTAAAACCAAAATAAGAAAAGCACTTTTCTAAAACATGCAGCAAATAAACCTGTGGGAGCAGGCTGAATTTTGTGGCTGATGTAGTGTTTGTTTTAAAGCTCTGAGAGGTTTGATCCCACACATTAAAAATCTCCGGGGAGTAATCCCCTGAGCCATAAAACCCCTCACATTTTAAAGAGGGAAAGCAAATGGCTGCATCTGGATAGGGTAATAAATTCAGGGCCCCAGCCTCATCTGCAATATCAGACGGGGAGGTGCCCAGATCCATCTGCTCAGAGATCACCTCTCTGATTGTTACCCCCTCGGAAATGCTCCCATAAGAAAATACCAGAAACGATGTATCAAGCTCTTTTTTATCTCTGCCCATCATGCCCTGCTCCACTAGAATTTTCCCCACATGCTTGAGGGCTCCATTCTTGTAGTACCTCGCATCATATAAATACTCCCTGTTTCCCACCTCTATTTTGTGGGCCAAACCCAAAATCTCACTATTTCCCTCCACAGGAATCCTCATCCCCATGGCAAAGCTCCCCGGCATGCTCTCATTTGAAAACAGCCCGCTTTTATACTCAAAGGATGCATTAAAATCTGCGGGGAGGTTTAAAAACCGCTCCCCACCATTCACCACCACACTGATATCTATTGCCATACCTTGTTGATATTTGAAAATGCTGTTTCCTCATTGAGAGAGAATATGATTTTTGCGGGGAGATTATTTGTGTTTTTAAAATCCTTCACTCCAGCTGTTATCTCTGGAGATTCCACCCTCACTGCAATCCTTTTTGTGAGAGCACCATCCCTCACCATTAAAAACACATTTGGGGATATTAAAAGATCCTGCAATGCCTGAGTTTGTTTTTTTGGAATGGAGCCAGTGCTGATTTCAATCCCTGATTTTAGCCTATGATTAAAATCAAAATCAATGAGATCACTGCTCAGAGGATTATTGTTCTCTGGGAGCTTCAATGATTCATAATCAGCAGAGGATTTCATTTCTCTCTCACCAGAAAAGCAAATTGTTTCTGCCACTCCAAAGCTGTTGTAATACCCCACCATCAGCATCATTTTTGATGGCTCAAGGATATTAAAAAGCATAGAGGCCAAAATATTCAATGAGTTATCAATCACCCTCAATGAATATTTGTAGGGAGTTTTCCCAGCATGGATCACATTTAAAAGCAGCTGATCATATCCAGCTGGCACTGCCCAAATATTATTCTCAGAGTATTGGCTGGAGCTGTACAGAGGATCTACTGATGAAAACGCCAAGTCCACAGAGTTGGTGCCATCAGTGAAATAAATAGTATAGGCCAGTACTAAATCAGTGATTGATTGAGAGGGATCTGTATTTATAAAATGGAGCCAGTGGAAAGCGTCCTGAGCTATCAGCACCCCCTCAGGCTGATGAGTGAGGAATTTTGATTTCACCCTAAACTCATCAATCAAACTTTCTGCTTTATCATAAGACCGAAACCCACCTTTTGAGATTGCTATATTTTCAGATATAGTGATGGGGTTTTCTGTTGGTGTGTCCCCATAATATTCCGAAAACTCAATGCTCATTTTCACTGTGCCTGTATCTGGGGGAGAGATGAAATTGAACCCTGTAGCCAAAGTGAAAAGGGAAAGCTGATCAATAGGGAAAAGCTCATCCACAATGGCTGAAAAATTCCACTCCAAAGTGCCATCATCCTCTGGGATTTTATATACATAATCACTATATATTTTATCCCCATACCCTTTATCTAATACCACCCGGGCCCTCACCCTAAAATCAGCATCATACCAGAAATGCACCCCAGCCACATCTCCAGTTGGATTGGCAGTATAACCTGTATGAGTGAGTGTGATGGTGAAATCTGGGCCATACTGCAAAGCTTTAAAGGTGAGGGATGCAGAGCCATCAGAGTAAATCTCATAGAATTCATTTACTGATAGATTAACCAATAAAAAAGGAATCAATGAAAGTAAATATTGATATGATGATCCTGAAACATAGGCTGGCAGCTCTGTGCCACTATCATCTGGAGCTGCCACAAAAGAGAATAGAATCTCCCCCCCAGAAAAAGAGGGAGATTCAAATTTTAAAGTATCTCCAATCCCAGGATTGGAGAGCAATCCCCATCTGGAGGAGGATTTCACCCCCTCAGAGGAAAGGAAATTTTCAGTATCTAGTGAAAAATTTATTGGATTTTTTGATAAAAGAACAGCCTCCGGGCTTGTTGTGATTATTACTGCCATAGATCCTCATTATATGATATTAATGAATTAAAATCCTTTAGGGTAAGTTTAAACCAATATCCAGAGATATCTAGTGTATCCACCATATCAAAAGAAACAGATCCTGTATCAAGGCCCGTGAAAATCTCACAGCCATCAGCATGATCTTTTAGGAGCTTTGCTAGGATCTCAAAGCCTATGCTCATGGATTTATCAAAAGCTGCCACCTCTTTTGTGAAATCCCCCTTTGGATGTTTCACCCAAACCAAAAACCCAAAAGAGGTGAAAGGGATGGCTGAATCAGAATCCCCTATCAATTTACCAGATGATTCACTCAACTGGAGGATCACCCCTCCATGGGGCACATGCTTTGATATTTGCCCGAGCTCGGAAACATTGAACCGGGAATAACGGGGATTTTTATCAGTGTGATTTATTGATGAGTGGCTGGTGGCCACCTGTTCAAAATAGGCATCCAATTTTAAAACTAGGCTCATTTTTGCGCTTTTAATTTTTCAGCTTGCTCCTCTGTTTTTTCCAAATAGGTCATTACATAAATAACCTCCATGCTATGTACTTTTTCAATGGTGCCAAATTTATCACCAGCCAGATCCACCACTAAACCATAAGGCCCGAAATCTGAGGAGGAGGATTGATCCTGATTGTGGATTTTAGGAAACTGCTGCTGGAGCCATTTCCTCTGAGCCATCCATGAGATGCTGACGGCATTTATTTTCCATCCCGGGAATACCTTAAAAAGAAAGGCATAAAAGTGATGGAACCTGTAGTGATACCCCATACCAAATGGAGTGTATAAAATAGCTGCTAATCGTCTGAGCTCCAGTTTTAGTTTTTTCGTTGGCTGGCTTTCCTCTACCATAGCAGCTATTTTATCACTATAAATCCCAGCCATCAGCAGCTGATTGAGCTGGAGCCTATCCATGAAATCCTTTGGCCCATAGAATATCCATAAACGTGGAATCATGGATCTGGCATCACTCCATGGATCATTTAACCATGCCAAGCATTTTGCCACCTCTCTCAGCATAAAAAGTGGATGAGCTCTTAAAAATGCAGAGCTCACTCCCATCCTCTTTAAAAAAAGTAGCAGTTTATCCCTCTCCAGCTGTGGCCTAGTGGCAAGCTCTAAAAAATGAGGGAGCTGCTTTTTTGGCACTTCCTCCCAGCTTTCTGCTAATTGCAGCAGCTTTGATTTCCCTTTTGATATGAATTCAATCTCTTTCATTTCATCAAAAATGATCCAGCCATAAAGCCCACCCCAAAATTGAAAGCTCTAGTTTCATAAAATGGCTTTTTCTCATCCACCACAAAATTGGTGAGAGCAGAGGTTTGAATCAATGGATTGGAATGGCTCACCACTAAAACTGGGAGTGATTTTCTGAAAAAACCCCTTTTCTCTAGTCCATAGCTCACTGTAGTGGTATTGGGGATTTTTAAATGATTTATTTTCAATCCCAATTCATTCACCTCTGCTGAGAGAGAGAACTTTTTTGAGCTGTCTAAAAAAGCTGCAGGGATTTTTAAAAAAAGGGAGGAATCTATCTCCACAGTTTCAAGAGATTGGACAGCTGGCACCATCACATCCCTGATCTCTGTGATAGTTCTCACAATAGCCTGCTGTTTTACTTCTTTTAGTTTTTTATACTCTTTTTTTAGTAGTTGAGTGGCAAGCTCTTGAGAAACCAGAGTTTGCTCCTGAATCACCAATTTTTTGCCCTGCTCTGAGATCACTGCTCTAAATTGAGAGCTGTCCTGTACCAATGAAATATTGTTTTTGGAGAGAGCTGAAATTTCATTTCTAATGAGCCCACTCCTAGAGAGCAGCAGCAACAGCAAAAAAAACAGAATACCACTCCCCGGATTTAGGAATTTATTGATCTTCATTATTTAGATTTTAAAAAATTATCCATTTTTGATTTTATCCTCCCCCAGATATCAATACCCGTTATATCTCCAATGTTTTCGATGTTACTTTGAAACTCAATGGCAGAGATAAACCCTGCCACCATATAGGAGAGAGGGATGAAATTTTCCACCCAAGTTCCCTGAAAATAAACCAGCTCAAAACCACGGCTCAAAAAGACAGCCATGAAATAATAAGTGATTTTTAAAACAGTGGCTCGGAGTGATTTTGATTTTATAACCTCTCCCCGCTTTTTTGCTGCTCTCACCCCCGTGATCACATCACAAAAAACCAAAGTGATCATCACAAGTAAATAGGGCCAGATTGGCTCAAAAAAGCTCAATGCAAAGCCAGAGCCAACAGCTAAAACTTTAAATAAAATGGAGGTAGGATTTTCAAACATTAAAGGCCGGGATAAATACCACTCCCCGAAGTCGGGGAGAGGGATGATGGTGAGGTGTGGGCAGTATAGCAATCACTACCAGAATACAGTGGATAATCATCAATATTTTCAATCAGATGCTTTTTCAAGAGATCAATAGCAGTGGCAGCCTCCCTTTTATTAAAAATCATCATCCTGTTAATGGGGGCAAACTCCAGATTCTTTTGGCCGTTGTTACTTGTTGCACTGGAATCCCTAAAGCTCATCATTAGTTTAGGGCCGATCACAGAAATATTCATCTCCTCGCTGGCCCATGATAAGGTAAAGTGAACAATGGCCCGCTGGATAAATGGAATGAGAGGGGCATAAACCCCAAAATCATTGCCTATCATGATCTCATTCTTGATAAAATCATACAAATCACCACAGAGAGCTGGCTTTATCACTTGCTCCTCCACCCTACTCATCACTGGCCTCAAATTGTGGAGCATAAAAGCTCCCAGCTGAATGGATGTGTATTTATTAAAATCTTTGGGTATATTAATCAGATTCCTCATGTTATCTGCTCGGGCATCACTTGTTTTATACCCCGTAATATTCAGGCCCTCAGCAGTCAAAAAATCCAGTAGCCTATCCATGCATGCCTGCCCATCCATAGAGAGCTGATCCCTGAAAGCGTTCACTCTAGCCTCACTAGCTGGAACATGAGTGTCTGATTTTGTAACATGAAACCCGCCATCAGTGGCCGTTATATTGTTGTATGAAACGCATTTTTCCTGAGCCAATAAAGCAAGGGGAGCCCTGCATAAATCTAGGAGCTTCCTATCTAAAACAGAAAATGAATCATCATCCATGGCTGTGAGCAAATTCTCCAGAGGAGTGATCCCAATCACTGGCTTTATAAACTCAGCCTGAGAGAGAGAGAGAGCATGCTTATAGCTTGCAAATTCTGTGGATCTTGTAGAGGGAGCAAACTCCCACATCAGATCTGCTGTATTAATTAAAAGTTTTTCCATTATGCTGATGGTGATGGTTTTGTGGCCTCTGCTCCTGTATCAAGCGTGGTGATGAGTGAATTTCTCACTCTAAATTCTAATTTTCCCGCATATTTTTCCCCCTCAATCTTGCGGGGCAGCAGTTTCTCATGCCAGCCATTGAAACGAGCAATCAGATTCAAAGGTGCCAGAGCCCTATCCTGAGCAAATTTAGCCATGGAAAGCCTCTGATTAAATGCCACCCTATTTCCTGAGCCACTACCAGCTCCAAGGCTCCCCCCGGGAGCATTGCCAATCATGGACTGATGCAGGCCAAGAGCTGATATCTTATGCTCTGATGCCTCTCTTGAATCTTCCACATAAACTCCATCTTTTGTGATGTGCCCCTTTAGCTCCTCAATTTTCCAGAATTCTCTGTGCATCTGATGCCTATCCAGCCACTCCATGGAGCTCACATGAACATTGCCAGCCCCTCCAGAGCCTTTCATGAACTTTTTCCAAGCATTGAGCTCTGCCTGCTGGGCAGATTGCTTTTGGCTGATATCCATTTTATTCCACTCCTCTTTTCCAAATCGCATGGGCCAATAATCCATATCAATATGTATGTGATATTTTATGGATGCTTGATTTTCCATGAGGTATTTTTTAAACATGGCAATCACTTTGGAGATATCCATCCAGCCTGAATTTCTTGCTGTATTCCAATCGGGCTGCATGTGATTTAACCTCCCTAGATCTGGGATTTTCAGCACAAAAATAAATTGGGAAATATTGTCTTGGTTTTCTTTTATAAAATCCAGCTTCCCATATTCAGGCAAAGCTTTGATTTTTGTAGTGGTAGATTTTGAATAGGATGATGATCCGTGATCCATATTCACTGCCACCTCTTTGTGATTTCCTTTAACATCCACCACATCCACCCGGCAATTTTTTGCCCTTGTAGTGTGGCACATCATCCTCACAATTTTCCGAGCCCCCAGAGCTTCATTCAAAATCAGCTGAGGGAAAGCCATGGCTGAGAAATTAAGATCCAGAAACATCTGCATTAATGAAAAATCAATGCTTGAATCATGGAGGAAATCCTCAATTTCTTCATCAATTATAGCCTCAAAATATTCATCTCCATCACTATCCACCCGTCTGAAACCATAGGAGATGCCTCCCCCATACTGCATTTCACTTTTAAATCTTACCCCGGGCAAAATCACAGTATCATCCTCAGCTGCTGCCTGCAATAGCTGGGGGAGATTATCCTCTAGCCCCCAAACTGCATGCTCCTTATCACTGGAGGGATTTTCTGAAACCCCGGGCCTCACTGAGGCTGGGAGCTTATTGAAAACCTCCCTCCAAGAAAGCACTGTTTGCTCTCCCTCAATGTAAAAGGCTGAAACATCTCCAGCAGATCTAATATTTTCAATCATATCACCTCAATTTCGTTGAATTTCATGATGAGCTTTGTATGGATAGGCACTGGATGAGAGTTTCCACTTACCACAGTCACTGTGCCATGCTTGAAATCATTGTGATTGGAGCCACTACTCACTGCCCCGGTTAATCTCAAGAGCCTGCCCCCTGTTTTTCTGGATTTATCACAAGATATGAACTCAATGGAAAAAGGGGCTTTTCTCAAATCTGAGTTTCTGATCTCTGAGAGCACAGTTTTCAATCCAATTACCATGAATCAAAAATAAGAAACAAGGGATGGAAAATATGGACAACAGGCCAAAAGCATGATTTCATCAAAAAATGGATTCAATCTGGGGCAGATTTTAAAATATCAACCCTCTGAAAGCTAGATTTTTAAAGTCGTTTCTAGCAATCCAGAGGAGGAGTGTAAAAACAAAGTCCACCCCATGCCCTGTTGAGAGATGGGAATTCTACACAAAAAAAAATAGGTTATATGAGGGGATTCAATAAAATCCAGAAACAAAGGAGCCCCCAGAGGAGAGGCCCACAATATCTTTGATCACTCCAAAAATGAGCGTATCCCCAGCATCACTCAAGTGGGGAGCCTGCTCCTGCGGGTAATCTTTCCGCCTTTCCTTTGTCTTGTCCTTCTCATATCCATTGGTGCCCACCTTCATTGGTGTGAGCTTACAGCTCAACGCCCAATCATCTGCATTTCTGGAGTTGTATTTAAACAAAGGGATGGAGGCATCCTGATGAGATAAAATCCTCTCCCACATCTCGTATCTGTACTGATGAGAGGGAGTTTGGCCAATATCAATGAGCTCCACCTCCCATGATCCAAATTCATCCTCCTTGGATAGCATCTCACTAAATTCCTGATAATATGCAAAATCAATCACAGCACTTGTGCCTTTAGCAGTGTGATCATAGTAATACCTCACTTTTTTGCTGCTGTGGTGCTGATAGTAAGCCTTAAACTTGAGAGCCAAGTGCTTGAGCTTATTGGGATGCAATACATACAAGCTGTTCAGAAATCTATATTCATCACCATACCTCTGGCCCACCACCAATCCATTGATGCTGCCCCCATAATCAAGAGCCACATCAAGGGGCTGCCCAGATAGCACATCATCATCCATCCTAGAATCCACATGAGATGCCTGATTCAAATCATAGTTTATCCCATCCAAATAGGTATTGTTATATTTCACATAGCCATGCTTTTCATCACTCAGATCAGGATAAAAATTCATCTTCACTGAGCCTTGTTTTTTGTTTAGGATAGAGGTGTTGAATGATAGCGGGGAAAGTGTCCGGCTCATTTGGGTGAAATAAGCAGGCCCGAGGATATCAAAATTACTGAAACTATCAGCCTCAGAATAGTAGATCATTTGAGGAATCCCATTCACTGCATTTCCTTTCCTTAGCTCATTGATCAGCTTTTCACATTCTTTAATCTTAAAAGTATATCTCTTTTGAGTTTGAGGGGAGGCTTTTGATAGAGATAGTTTCATTCTTTGGATCTCCCTCTGTAAATCTAAAACAGCATTCACCCTGTTGAGATTTTGTTTCTCTTTATACAGTTTCTCTTTATCCAGCAGCCAAAGCCCTTTTTCTGCTGTTGGCATATCGGAAGTTAAAAGGATTGAGTGATGGCTGGCATGCTTACCAAATAAAGCTAGGTGGCCCCTATTGGCTGGCAGCAGCTCCTCCTCAAATCTCTGCTGATTTAAAAATTTGGCCTCATCCCCCACAATCCAGTCAATATTCAAACCATTAGCTGAGTTTGGCCTGTCTTGGCTGACTAAAGTCATAGCTGAGCCATTCCTCCAGTGCATTAAATACTGAGCTTTCAAAGGGCAATTATATGGCCTTTCCCATTTCCATGAGGCTGGAGCAAACTCCCCAAAAAAGAAATCTCTCCCCCTGATATATCCATGCCTCTCCAGCCCCTCCAATATACCCGGGAGAGTTTTAGTGAGCATCGACTGATAAGTATCAGCCACCATCACCCCCAAACTCCGGGGCATATCAAAAACATTATCAATGATCCGGGGAGCAATCCGGCCAGAGGATTTCCCTGTGCCCCTTGCCCAGATATCAATCTCAACAGGGGCATTCACTAGATTAGCCCGGAGCTGTGGGGGATTGTAATATACTTTTTTTATGTTTTCATCACTCATGAAAATCTGTATCTACAGCAGATCGAGCTGCCATTTCATTTATCAATTTCTCTGCAAACTTTATTGGATCAACAGATTTTGCAATTCCCAAATCCTCCACATTTGTTGTGATGTGAACCTCAATTTTGCCAATCTCAGCCCAATTGGGGATTTCAGCTCCAGCATCTTTATCAAAACCTGTAACTCTGCGGAGCTCACTCAATGCATCAATGTAGGATTTCAGGAGCTTTGTATCTAGCTGGGGGAATTTCTTTTTCTCCTCGGGGCTATCTATAGAATGATTGCCGTGGATGTGCTCATGGATCTCAGCTATGGTTTGAGTGAGCTTATCCAAAGAAAACTGTCTCCAATATGATTTTTCAGCTTTGGGCCTTGATCCATAGATGTACATAGCATCCCCCACCAAAGCATCTGCTGATCTTCTGGATATATCATACATATTGAGGAGCATCTTTTTTGCTTTTGATATCCCCCACCTATGAATAAGCTCATGAGCTGAAAGGCTCCGCTCAAGCATCTCATTTTCTTTTTCCGACAACCTCACATCATGCCCTGAAAGCCATAGAGCCACCTTATCCCTAGAGTGGGCAATCACGCTGATTTTCTCTGTTGGTTTGCTTATATCATCCATGAGTTTCTTTGAATTTTTCAATCTCTTTTAAAATCTGCTCTCTGTTTCTGTATTCTGCTGGATTTCGGAGAGCCCCCGTTTTTTTCCTGTGGGCTTTTTCCTTTGCCACATAGTTTAAAGCCTGTGGATGCAAATCCAGCAGCTCAGCAGCTCTTTTCAATTCATTTGGCATTTCTTTTTCTGTTGTGCCCGGCATTCTTTTTCTGTGATCTCTGTAGTAATCCAGAACCCTCCAAGCTGATGATATTCTTTCCTGTAATTCAATAATATCAAAACAGATTTGGGATCCCCAAGAGATATCTGGATTCCTTCGCTGGTTTTGATTTCTGGTATAATAGATGGTTTTTAAAACCCCTCTCATCTCATCAATATTGGTGTACCAGATTTTAATATCACCATGGATGAGTTTTAAATCTGAGGGGAAATCATCTGTGGAGAAATCCCCAAATTTTGAAGGGAGAGAAACGGCTGCCAGCTCTGAGAAAAGCAGATCAATTTTATCCCTTGAGAAAGGGCAATCAACAGCCACAATAGTTTTGAAAACTGGCTTTATCAGCCCTTTTTTAATGGCTGAATCAATAATCTTTAAAGCCAGAGCATGAGGGGATTTCTCATTTTTCCAAACAGCTATTTCATTCTGGATAGAATTCTCCATTTTTTGAGCAAAAAAGGCCGGATAAAGCTCCGGCCTTTAAAATTTATTTTGAATCATTTATTTTACTTCGCTGGGCTTTTTGCCCTCTGCTTTCTCTTGTTTTGGTGGCTTCACATCCACAAGCACTATGTGCTTGAAAGAGGGATCTTTTGCCAACCTGAGCAGAGCTGCATCAGAAATATCTTTTGCAGTGTACGAATTGCCCCTATGACAAAACCTCACAGGGCATGATTTCAATATCTTGGGAGATTGTTCCATCTTTTATGGAGTAGGCTCTGTGATAACACCCTGATAAAACAAGAGTGATGGCTGGTAGGATCTGATTTTAAATTCATATCCTTTCACACCCTCTTTCACTGTTCCGGCTTTGAATGAGTGATCTGGGGCAATCTTAGCTGGTGCACAGCTGGTTCCAATCTGCAAGCGGTTTGTGCCGTTACAAGGGAAAGGCTCCACCACACAAATCAGCTCTGGATCATCCAATAAAAAAGCCTCAAACTCAGCAGATGTGCCCGGGAAAAAGCATAAAACCTCCACCATTCTGCCCTTGGAATCTTCCTCACCAATTCCAGCGGATTCCAGATCCCTTTTTTCTGCTGTGGTGTACATCAAGCGAAAACCATCAGTGCCCACAGTGAAAGTGTGATCTCCGTCAATTGTTACCTTTTCAGCCTGAGATGATGGGGTTGCAAATACAGAGGCCAAAACATTGAACTCTGAAAGCTCTGCATACCAAACATTACCGAGGCCCGGAGTGGTATTAACTCCAGCTGTTTTTAAAGTGATTCCAAAATCCATTATTCCACAGCTTTTATAAGCTCAGCACCATACTTGATGAGCTTTGGTAGATACTTAGCGAATTTCTCAGGGCTCTCTGCAATAGCTTTGGCAGCCACTGGCTTGCCATCTACTGTGATCAGTGGCTGAGTGATCTCATACTTTTGCTTTTCAAAAACAAAAGTTGGATTTCCTGTTTTGGCTGTACTTGCTGCCTGTTTGTTTGCTGTTTGCAGCTCTGCAATAGCAGCCACCAATTCAGTTTCCACCTCCTTTGAGGCTTGCAGCTCAGCTTTTAGGGATAGTATTTCAGCACTCCCAGCTGCTGTGGATAGTGCTTTCACCATCTCAATCAATTCAGCTTTGCTGAGTTTTGATAAATTTTGAGGATTTGACATAATAAAAATGTGTTAAATGAGTGAAAACCCTCCCAGCTGTTCACTGGGAGGATTTGAAAATTTCAATTATGGATTCATCTCCAAATTATTTGTGAAAACATTCTCTGGAATAGCAAAGCCATATCCTTTGTGGTAATCATTCCAAACCTTTACTGTTCTGTCCATAGATTCAATCTGATATCTGGATTCATTCACGGCATGTTTAAATGCCACAATAGCATTGCTTTTCTCTGTTGCTATGATTTTATCAGAGGTTCCCAGAGCTTCCTCTCCAAATACTTTGATGTTCGGGTAAAGTCTTAAAACATCGATCTCAGCCTGCTGATAATTCATGTTGTATTTTTCAATCATCCCCTCTTTATATAAAGCATGATTTTCAACCGACATGATCAGAGGCATCATTTTTCTCCTGTATCTAATATTGATATCATTCACAAAAGCCTCCACCTGATCAACAAAAGCCTCTCCTGTAGTGGCTAAAGCACCAGTGGTGATGGGGGCAATTCTGCCCGATGTAATGTGTGCGTTGATGGTGAATTTTACACCATTCATGGCTGTGCTAACTGCTCCAGCTGTGCCGGGAGTGGGAGGTGCTAAAAACTCTCCATTATAAGCTTCATTTAAAATGCAATCCTCAATTGATTTGGGCTGGATATGCTCCTCAATTAACCATCTTATGAGTGGCCATGTTTTTCTGTCCTGATCAGATGATGAAAGCCAATCCATCCACGTATCCACAAGATCATCAGGGGAAAGGGCCACATCATTTTTGAGCCTAAATAAAGGGATGGGAGATGGAGTGTACGTTTCCTCTCCAGCTGGGCTCCAATCATTCTGGAAAGGCTGCAAGACTCTTGACATTGCAACAGATGCAAGCTGAAAGATTGAGGCATCCTTTGATTCTCTGCGGGTAAAATGCTGATCAAAAGTGTTTTCAGCATAAAGCTGTTTGAACATTCTTGAGCTGTTCTGCCCTGAATTGAGGTAGTAATCCCCGTATTCTGTTATTAAATCCGTTACTATCGACATTGTTTATAAAATTAAAAAATTAAAAATCAGTGAATTGATGATGTGCCGTGAGCTTGATCTGCTCTCTGATTGTGGGCTAATTGAGCTGATGGATCTGGTTCTGGTGGTGGATCATCCCCCGAATTAATACTGGCACCGGGAGCAAGCTTTTCAAGCTTAGCACAAACAAGAGCATGATCTGATTTTAAGGATGTAGCAGTGGCCACAATCTCAGCCACCTCCACTCCCAGCACAGCAGCTGCATCAGTGATGGTTTGGTTTGAAACTTTCAGAGCTTGCTCTGACGTTGAAAGTGATGCTTTTACATCACTCAAATCTGAGGCAGTGATCACATCACCCTCTTTTAAAGCAGCTGTGATTTCCTCTAAAATAGAGGCCTTTTCATCAGCACTCAATGCTAAAATTTTGCCACTCTCTAAAGCAGCCTTTAATGATTCAAAATTCATTTTGGATTCTGGTTTTGGTTTTTCTTTTGGTGTTAATGCAGCTCTAATCATAGCAAACCAATTTTGCTTTGCCTCTGGGGCTTTCATTGATTGGATATGCTGTGCTGCAATGGATGCATAGGTTTTCCCCTTAAAAGCTGAGGCACTTGGTACCCCCTCAACAGCTATAGGCTCTACTATATCCACTAAACTGGCAGCAGCAGCCTCATCTGAGGTGAAAAAATTATCCTTGTAATTTAAAAAAGTGGTGGTGGCATCCTCTACTGGCTGGCCTGTTTTCGAGGATATCAAAAGGGCCATGGATTTATCAAAAACATCCAAGGTTTTTGCCATCTCTCTATGATCAGCAGCATTGCCATAAACTCCTGATGAGGAATTGTGAATCATTAAAATGGCATTTTCTGCCATGTGTACTTTATGCCCTGAAATAGCTATCAATCCAGCCATGCTCATTGCCACTCCATCAATCCACGTATGTACCTCAGATGAGGATTGAGCTATTGCATTTGAAATAGCAATCCCCTCCCCCATTGAGCCTCCATAGGAGTTGATTCTCACATTGATGAGAGAGAACTCCTTTTCCAAAGCTTTAAACTCCTCTGTGAATTTTTTGGCAGTATTGATCTCTTGATAAGTGTCATAATCAAACCCACCAATATCACCATAAAGCAATATTTCAGCAGATCCATCTGCTGCATTCTTTATAATATCCCAATATTGCTGGCTCATAAGCATTGAAAAGATTGTTCTGTTCTCAGAGTGTGCAAATTGGGAAATGAGAGCTGAGCAAAATGGACAGATTTTAACTAAAAATCATAAGAGGGAAATGGATTTGTATTTAAGCATTGAAAGCTCATAGATAAAATATTTCCCTCAGAAAACTTTTCCCCATGCTTTCTGCTATTCAATAAAATGGAAACTGGCTCCTCGGGTGTTCCTATTAAGTACGTTTGCCCATTCTGATTGGTGTATTTTACTAAAAAATCCTTTTTGCCAGCTGCCTTTAATAGCTGCACCCTATCAGCAGTATCAGTAGTGGCTCTCCCTGATAAAGCAAACCTGAAACCCTCTGCTCCCTCCAGTTCAATCCTCTGCTCTGATGCCTCAGATTCCCATCTTGTGAAAACAAAATTCTCCCAATCATTCCCCCCAGCAAAAACAATGGCAGAGGCTACTGCTTGATTGTAAATATCAGGGAATGTGGTGATGCCATTTTCAATATCATAAACATCAATGGAGCAAACTCCCCCATGGGATTGGCTTGTCATTTTTCCTAGCATTTTATTGATTTTTCATGGACAAAAAGCCCCATTTTTGCTTATCTAATTGATAGCCATTGTTTTGAGCTTGCTTTTGTACCTATTCACAAGCTTCTGAGCTGTGAATTCAGGCAAATCATCAATGGAGAGATCATATTTCTGAGAGAAATCTCTAATCAGCCCAATCTGCATCTGCTTTTCAGCATTAATCATCAGCCCCTCGCTTTTAGTTACAAATTGGCAAAGCTCCTGTTTCCACATTTTTTCCAGAAAACTATCCAGCAAAAGCATTTTATCAGGAGAAATCCAGATTTCAACACTCCTCCCAAATCTGTTTGGTTTTGATTCCTCTGGTAAAAAAACAATGGTTTCATGGGAATGCCTGAAAGCTCCTGTTTTCACTGTTGGCATTTTTTCAATCAAAATATTCAACAGCTTAACCAAAGGGCCATGATACTCGTGGCATTTTGAATTATTCAATTTAAAATCCAGCCATTTACATGAAACAGGGGAGAGATAAAGCTTTAAAGCTGATTTTCTACGCATCCCCCGGCTCTAAATTTTCAAATTCAGGATATTGGCTCTCAGCTATCCTCACCACATGCTGCAAAAAGAATGCAGCGATGGCCTGTTGAGCTGGGCCATCCAAGGTGATTGGGTATGGCCAAGTTCTATCATTGAGCTCATCCCATGCTCTTGTTGTCAAAATCAACTCATCACTATCAAAATCAAACTGGATGAGCTTTGGTTTGCCGTTTGGATCTTCCAATTGCACTGGCTCATTCTCTCCATTGTCAATTTTTACTTTGCCGTTTTTTTTGAATAAAAATTCCATAGCATTAAATTTAAAAATCTCCGGGTGCCATCATCATGCAGAGAGTAGAGAATGCTGGATCATAATCCAGCATTCTTTTCAATGAGAATAACGTCCAAACCTTCCCAATATTTTCGGTATTTCTGGTGATTGTGTACATAGTATTTGCAATGGAGATGGATGAAAAAGGAGCATGCAAACCAGATGAGCCCTGATTTAGCCAAATTTCAAAATATCTACGAGTAAACCCCATCCAATTAGTGATTGAGCCTGTGGAGTTGGTATTTATAGCAGCCAAATGATTTACCAAATTAGTTGTGCCATTCACTGTGCTATTGAAAATATATGTGCCCGTTAAATGGCATTGCACCACCCCATTGGAATAGGTTTGCCCCCCCAGCACATCAGTGAAACGGATTTTTGTGCCGTGGATATTGTTATAAAGGAGCAGGGATGGATTGGATGAGTCCAATTGCTGGCAGTATAAAGGATTTGCTGGCACTGAATTGTACCAAGCAACAAAAGTGGAATCTTGCATCCAGTATCCCTCATCATAATCCATGTATGATGTAATCTGCTCAAGTGGTGGCCTGTGGTATTGGATGCCAGATTTTTCAATCACCTCCCCGGGAATAACGATATTAACAGCTGCTGGAGCTGTGCCTATTATTCCAGTATCATCTGAAATACTAACATCAGCCAAAACAGCAGTTTCCCCACTAGCGATCTCTAAAGAAAACGATTCATCAGAATTCTCTGCAATGGCTGGCAAACAAGTGGCCCCAATATACATCAAGGGGAATGAGGCAGAGGCAGATACTGGAGTACTTATATTGAATGAAACAATAAATCCCATCAGCTTGTTGCTTGTTTTGAGAGATAGGTTTTAGACAAGCAGAAAAGCTCCTCCACCACTTGGATCAAACTCAGCTCACCATCCTCAGCATCCCCATCAGCAGTGGTGATTTTTATTTCAGCCTTGAATATCTCATGAGGCCATTCATCACTTTCTCCAGATTCAATTTTGATTCTGATCTGGCCAGTGGCTGGATTCACAGTTTCAATATCTGAAAAATCAGTGAGAGCATTCAATGAGAATCTGCCCAGAATTCTGGCCGGATTGGAGGTGCATATCAAAATCACTATCCCTGATAAGTCAGTGATAATGATTGGAGATCCATCTGGAGTGGTGAGATTAAAATCAATTTCAAAATCCTCACCAGGATACCTTGTTTCCATCTATTGCTTTTCACAAAGATGCAGATGAGATTTGAATTTCTATAGACAAGTGCAAGATACTGAAATATTTGAAAATCACGCCATAACTCTCCGAGTAACGGCTTTTAACAGCCGCTAAAAATCATTGCGAAAAGCAACGAATTTTAGCTTAGTGTTAGGTGCAATAAAATAAAAAATCCCACCGCACTTTTGTTTTTTCAAAACAATTTGGTTTGCATTTGTGTCTCTCTCAGCCATTTCATTGCTTTATTATAATATTCTGTATCACGTTCACAGGCAGTTAAATCAAACTTTTCTTCGTGGCAAGCAATCGCTATACTTCCGCTTCCTAAATGCGTATCTAATATTTTTAATCCATCCTTGCCAAACCTGTCTAATATCCATCTATACAAATACACTGGCTTTTGTGTTGGATGTATTCTTTCAAGTCCATCTTTAGCATTTGCACCAACCCAACTTTTAGATATTTTACGCAATGCACCATCAAAAGAAGTCCAAGCCAATTCACCATCTGCAAAATCATTATCCCCAGTTCCTTTATCCCAAAATAACCAAGCCGAAGTAGGTTTTAAATATTCTGTCATATAGTTCCCACCCCAAACAATTTGATTTTTACTTACTCTAAATAATTCATCAAAGTATTCTTTGTCTGGTATTTTAGAGTCCCAATCTTCAATACCTCTATATATTTTCTTTTCCCCATTCCCTAACGTCATTTTGTTTGCTCCAATCCCATAAGGTGGGTCAACAATAGCCAAATCAAAGTAGTTATCTTCGTATCGTGCCATTAGTTCCATATTATCTTCATTCGTTATTTTAATCATTTTTTTTGCCTCCCTATTTTTTTATTTTACAGCCACCTAACACGTAATATATGGCATAGAAAAAACGCCACATATTACCATCGTTGTAAACCATTTAAGAAAGTGTAGTTTCTATTTTTGTACGCAAATGATCAACGTCTTTTTTGAAAAGTATATCGCAATTCCAAGGAAAGTACCCGTTCATAAAATCGCCTCCATAAATGAAAACG